GGGAACCATAGTCATCAATCTCGCAGTAAATGATTACGTAGATGTGCGGATTGGGATTGGTACAGCATATGGTGGAGGAAATGATCACAATGGATTTTGCGGATATATGATAGGATAATTTTGTATAACAAATATATATGAGTTATATTAATTGTACCTGTAATTTGGCAGAGAACGAAGATGGTGGCGCTGTGTGTACTATTAATATGGATGTAGTGACATACAAATGTATGAAATCATTGGCGGCGAGTCCAGAAGACTGGATACATAATGCCGTGTGTAATCGATCGAGGCAAGAGGGTGACCGCATTTATAAAGCTGAATTGGAGCGACACATCGAAGCTGGTACGATGCCAGCGAACCCAACGAAGGAATCTCTCATCTTGGGCTATGAAATCCCAGTCATAGAATCGATTAATACTTTACCAATTACAGAATTGAGTAATACTTTACCAATTTCTAACTAAACACTTTCACCACGAATTGCTTCGCAACTCCACACCAAACCCATTTAATAATTCTCCCCCGATATATTAAATGGCCTACCTGCCACTATCACCATGGAACTCTGTAACGTTTGTTACAAAACCATCCAGACTAGGCACACCGACCCAGAGGAGTGGGTGAACAGTCTCGTGAAGAATAGCATTGAATACGGTGCAGAGTCCATTTATAAGCTCCAGCTCGAAAAACACCTCTCCGAAGGTACGATGCCCGCAGGTGCCACTAAGGAAGCCCTCATTCTTTCCTACGAACATGACCCATCTAGACCTTTGCCAGCATAGGAAAGTTCTATGAACTTGAACACTTAAAAATAAAGTCTTACTATAATATAAAATGTCTGGTGGTATTGCCCAACTCGTCGCCGTCGGTGCTCAGGATGTGCACCTCGTCGGCAAACCCGAAGTTAGCTTTTTCCGCTCAACTTACAAACGCCACACGAACTTTTCCCAAACTGTCGAACGTCAGGTGATCCAGGGGAACGTGTCCAACAATGGTATGTCTACTGTGCGCTTCGAGCGCAAGGGTGATCTCTTGGGTTATGTTTACCTCGTTCCCAACGACGGTACCAAAACTGTCGCGGTCGCCGATTGGACAACTATGATTTCCAAGGTCGAGCTTCTCGTCGGTGGTCAAGTCGTCGATGAACACGATTCAACTTTCTCAACCCTCATCGCCCCAACTCTCTTCGCTACAACATCAGCCAAATCTGTGTCAGGCGATATTTACGGTGGTGCGAGCAGTGAACGCTTCTACCCACTCCGCTTCTCTTTCTGTGAAAACTGGCAATCCGCACTTCCATTGATCAGCCTCCAATACCACGATGTGGAACTCCGCATCACGTGGGGTGCCAACGCCGCGGACGCCAGTAAGAAGTGGGACGTCTACGCGAACTACGCCTACTTGGATACCCAAGAACGTGAAGTTTTCGCGTCTCAACCACAAAACATGATGATGATCCAAGTTCAAAAGGCCATCGCCTCCGGTAACAAGATTCAAGAACTCAACTTCAACCACCCAGTGAAGTATTTGGCTTCGGCCGATACCGGCGCGTTGTCGATTCTTAACGACGACAACAAGCTCAAGCTTCAAATTAATGGTACCGATGTGGCTGACTTCAAGTTTGCTGATCCAAACTTCACCACTGTGCCACTGTACTATCACACCTCCAATGGTTCTTTGCCAGCCACCGCGAAGACTTTGTTCACGTACCCATTCTGCCTCGAGACTGGTAAGCTTCAGCCAACGGGTTCTCTCAACTTCTCGCGACTCGACTCGGCGCGCATCATCAACAGCGCTCGTGACTGCACTAAAGATATCTACGCCGTGAACTACAATGTCCTCCGCATTGAGAACGGTATGGGTGGTCTTTTATATTCTAACTAATTAATAAAACAAATGTGGAACGTAGTTTTCCTCCTCGCCATCGTTTTTGTATTGACGTACGATCCAAAATCCAGGACGCTTGAAAAGTTTGTGGGACAACCCACCCCACCAACTGAAAAGTCCTGTCAACCTACGCATTACGAAGCCGTACAATTCGCCCAAGCACCTTATGAATGCCCAGCCCCAGGCAAAGCACGCATGGGTGTTCTTACTTAAAAAGAAGAACTGTAAATAGTTTATAATGATGCAAATGGACCGTGAAACCCTCATGATGATCGCGACGATTGTGTGTATCGTGGGTGTGATGTTCTTGTTTAAGGAAATGAACAAGACGAAGACGGAAGTCGAAAACTTCCGTAACTTCTCGAATCATCTTATGCACCAGCTCACAGCGCAATTACCAGATGAAGATGAAGTTGAAGTTGAAGATGTGAACGAAAAAGGGGGGGAAAAAAGCGAGGAATAAACATATTCACTTATTATAACTTGCGAATGCGCAATGAAAAAATACAAGGCTATAGCGATCCCGGTAAGCTTTACTGACGATAAACCAAAATTTTTAACGGTGAGAGATCGCCGCTTCAAGGATTGGATTTTTGTCACAGGCGGTTGCCGAAGAAGAGAGATCTTTAACCCTTTACGTTGTGCTTTACGAGAGCTTGAAGAAGAGACGAGAGGTGTTGTATCCCTCAAGAGTGGTGAATATACTACATATAAATTTACAGTCAAAGAGAGTCCCACGGTTGACCTTGAATACAATGTTTTTGTATTTTTTGTGAATTACAAAAAGACCGAACAACAGACACTCGTCCGAAAATTTTACGAAGAAAAACAAAAAACGAACCTTAAAAAGATACAGAAACAACCAATAAAGAAAACATACGATGAAAATGATTACATGAGTTTTGATACTCTTGAAGAATTCAATACACGTAAACGATGGAAGCTTATAGTCGATAACGTCCTTAAAAATCCAGAATTTTACGCGTGTGTTAGTTCTTTAAATAGAAAAACCTTTTCTATAAAATAGAATGAAGTCCAAGGCTTATATTTTAATGCAAATTCGTCAACTTTTGGAATCGAATCGTGGTCTTTGCGACGAGGAGATTGAGGAGTGGATAGAAGAGAATAAAGAAAAAACTGTATACGAACTTTTAACCGTTAAGAAACACCTATCCGAGACGCTGGAGTTCCCGGATGTATCATGTATGTCGAGGTATAGAGAATAAAGTTTATACTAAGGTATGTTTAAAAGGTGGTGCGCCCAACAAAAATTTAACAATGCAACCAATCTATCACATGTGCTCATGGACGGTGGTGTCCTCTCCGTGCCATTTGATAAATTGCACGAGTTCCACGAAAAGTATATTGAAGCTGTCCGTTCGGGTGAGAAACTCTTTGTCGTTGAACAGAAGAGTCCTCAGTACAACTTTTTCGTAGACATTGACTACAAGGATACAAGATCCCTCACAATTGATGAGATCCAGGACATTTGTAAAGTCATATGTG